AATGAGTGGAAAGTATATGAACAAATGTTTAAAGACCAATATCCTCAGATCACTGCATATAATATAGTCAATTTCTATAAGATCCATCTATTGTATAAACTAGCTGAAGAATACGATGAAGTATTGTATCTTGATTTTGATGTAGTACCAATGACTGATAATAATTTCTTTGAAGCATGGGATCTATCAAAAGGAATTGCAATATTAACCAACAGAAAAGAAATTGATACTTCTTTTCAGCGAATCATGCATTTAAAAAATAAGAGAGATAAGTATGATCGTAAAATTTCGAACAGATCTCCAGATGCTAAGTACTGGAATACTAGAGCGATGCTATTAGAAATGGAGTGTGATGAAAATAAAGCAGACGTCTATAACACTGGTATTATAGGAGCTTCTAAAAAACATTTAGATCAACTAAACTATTTTAACAATTTTCAGCAAACGCTTGAATTAATGGATGAGTTGAAAACAGATGAATATTCAATGTGGCCAGATCATATCCAAGAATCCTTTGGTTGGGATAACGAAACAATCTGGGGATATAAGACAATCATAAATAAAGTTGAATGTCAACTACTTACAGCCGACTGGCATCATTTTATGGATAAGTGGAGTTACATTCCAGAAAATACAAATCTAGTTCACGTCATTAATAAAGACTTTGAGTATGTCAAGAATTATATACAGCATTTACACGAATAACGTGGACCCACATAAATCTTCAACTGATTTTAAAAAATCTCAATTTGAGAAATATAAAGATCAATTGGAACAAAGACAGAGAGAGTATGCAGGAATCTGTAAAGCAGATTATGTTCTATATGATACACTTACTACGTCTTATGATATGATTCAATTTGAAAAAATATTTAAGTTAGAAGAATTGACTAGGGATTATGATGAGGTACTTTATTTAGATTTTGATATTGTACCACAGACAGATAAAAACTTTTTTGAAGTTTGGGATTTAAATTCAATCTGCGCTCATGCAATTGATCGATCACCACCAACTAAAAAATTAAGAAATCATATAGAGAACGATTCTTTTGATACTATGCATATGTATTGTAAAGCATGTGCTAAAATTTCTATGTTGTTATTAGATGGAATCATTGGTGCTCAGAATGTAATTAATACAGGAGTTGTTGGTGGTAATAAAGATGTTATATCTAAGCTTAAGTTTCAAGAAAGATTTGAGGAAATGAATCAAATATTAGATGAAGCAAAAGATGATACTGTATTTCCAAATGAAATTAGTCGTCATTTTAAATACAACAATGAAGTTTATATATCATACCTAATCGAAAGATACGACATACCATTTACAAATATCGGAATGCCTTGGAATTATTTTATGGATGGATTTGCTCCAGAGGTTTCTCCTGCTGCTCATTTACTACATCACGTTAACAAAGAATTTGAGAGATCATTTGATGAATAAAACAAAAAAACAAGAAATATTTGACAAAAACTCTTCGTTTTGTCCAGCCGCTTTCAGAGAAGTTTATGTAGATAGTAACGGCAGATATAGATTATGTTGTCACGCAAAAATCATGCCAGAGAATACCAAAAAATGGAAAGAAGAAGAAACAACACCATTTGAATATTTTCTTTCAGATGAAATGGAAGAAATACGCGATAAAATGTTTATGGGTGAAAAGATAGATGTATGTCAAACATGCTATAATATAGAAGAAAATGCTGGAACATCTTATAGACAAAGATATATTAATGGATATCCAGACGCATGCGATGTAAGAGATGTCACATTGAAACTTAGAATATTCGGATCATATTGTAATCTAGGTTGTTATATGTGTCATCCATATAATTCATCTACTAGAAGAAAAGAAATGGCAGAAGTTTTTAAAGATGAATATTCTTCATTCTTTTCAAATGATTATTATCAAACTGGTTATCATAAATTCAAAAAAGTAATGAATAATATATTAGAGAATATTCACCTAGTTAAAGTATTACATATGACTGGAGGCGAACCTTTACAGTTACCCAAATACTGGGAATTTATGGATTTAATACCAGAAGAACATGCAAAACATATTACCGTGATTCATGACTCAAACTTAACTGAACTAAATTACAAAAATAGAAATGTATTTGACTATGCCAAAAAATTTAATAAACTCATATTTAATATATCTTGTGATCATTTTGGTCAAAAACATGAATGGATTAGATATCCAATAGATCAAAATAAGTTTGAAAATAATTTAAAATCTTTAGACGAGACTGGAATTCAATATAAAATAAATCCAACAATTTCTCTTTTAAACATTGATGATATATTCGAAATGGAAAAATATTATAAATCGAATTATAATCCAATTGCTATGAATTATCATATTGTAAGAGGTCCACTTTTTTTATCAATTAGGCAATTACCTAATAGTCTAAAAGAAGAATATTTAGAAAAATATAAAGATTATCCTTATATAGTATCAGAACTTAAAATGCCAAGGACTCATGGACTACAAATATTTAGAGATTACTGTGAGAAATTATCAACCCATCGAAAATTTGATTATAAAATTATATGGAAGGATTTCTTAGAAAAACTTGAGTACCATGAAAATCAAGTAATTGTAACATGCTAAGAGTAATTTGTGTTCGTACTGGTGACAAATATGATCAGTGGTACGAAGATAATCTAAAACACATGATCGATACATACTCTGGTCTGAGATATGACGAGTGGTGTGTAATTACCAATGATATATTTGAAATGCCTGTAGCAAATAAACTACAGATATTTGACAGATACCGAGATGGTCAAAATATTTACTTTGATTTGGATGTATTGATTAAAGGTGATTGTAATCAATTCTTAAAAAGCGATTTACACGTCTGTCATGCATGGTGGCGATTACCATATCACACACCATTAAATTCATCTATTATATCTTGGTCCGATGACCTATCGCATATATTTAAAAACTACCAGAACAATGAAAATTATTTTTTATTAAAATATCCACTCGGCATAGATGAATACCTATACCGAGAATATATGCCATGGACATTTGAGAATGGTTATATCTCATTTAAAGCAGAAATAACCGAACAAGATTATAGTGTTTATCTATTTAATCAACGTCAAGAGGAGATGAAGTCTCTTCAATCGTGGTGGTTTCAAGAGTACTTTCTACCAATTCAATAGCATATTTAGTAGCATCAATTAAACTTGTTGATTTGCGCAATTTAGATTTTAAAGATCTATTCGTTGCATTTTTAATAGCATCAAGTTCAAATAATTGTAGTTTGTAGAAGAACAATTTTTCCTTTTCAGCAACTGGATCAAATGGTGCAAATAAAGAACTAGCAATGATCTTGTACATTTCAGTATTTGCTGAATCAATATCATATACCATACCCTGATCTTTTGCTATTCGAATTACGGTATCAGCAAATATTTGCTTTTGGCTATTAATCTCTTCCCAGGTTGCTTCATGCAATTTGTCGATGGTAATATGCTTTAAAAGATATTCCCAAGCGGCATCACCTTCTTTAACTTCAATAACTTCCTCAGCAATTTCTTTTGTTTCAGGATCCATCCACAAAGCTGAGACTGTAGTTCTAGCATCGTTAATAAAATTAGCACTTAAAAATTCATGCTGTTCAGTTATCATGATTGATTAATCCTCAAATAATATGTGTTATCTGTTACTGGAGATCCATTAGGAAATTCTTGAGCTCGATAATCATCGGTGTTTACAAATCTTGTCTGATAATTACCAGAACCATTTAAAATTGTATTTGTCATACCAGACCCACGGTTATTACCAGTTCCACTGATATTATAATTTATTCTATAACCAACTGTTGATGTTATTGCATGCCTTACCATATTCTGTAATAAACCATTAAAATTGGATTCAGCATGTGTCTGTAATTGATTATCAACTGTAATATAAACCGGCGGAGTATAACTTGACTCAGAACCATTAATAACAAACAGATAAAAATTTGTTATAGTAGTTGGCTGATCCACATTACCACCACTATTATCGCCGACAGTATATGAGGCAGAAGTGTTCCATCTTGTATCAATAAAGACAGGAGTTGATGAAACCAAAGTATGGCCAGCCAATGATGTGCTTGTATGGATACGATATGTTCCACCTTGAGCAGTACCAGTAGAACCTAATGCTAAATTATTAATTGCCGGATGGATAAAAGTATCATAGACATCTGTTTTGGTCATTGATCTAATATTACCACCACTGCTATAAATTGGCATGGCAACATCAGTAGGTTCGGTTGTAGATGCTACTGTTTCAGTTAAACGGGCATATGATACAGTAACCAATTGGGGTTCTTGAGTTGTTCCTTCGCCAGGAAAACTAGTAGCACTTGTCGAGTAATTACCCGCTTTATACCGAGTATCATTAATTGGTAGGCCAGATAAAGTCCCACCAGATGTACTAACAGCTAATGTAACAGACGGATTTAATGAATACTGATAGGAAACCTGCGCAATAATCTGATTAACTTGTGTATCAGACATTTCTTTGAGGTTGCCACTATCATAGTAAAGAGGTCGCCTTGTGGCCATAATTTAACTTCCTGCGCCATACAGTGTTTTTAAGGGTGATCCAGTAGAATCGTAAATGATTAATTGAACAACATCTTTAAGTTCGGCCGAACCGATTGCATCTTGTGCCATTTTGGCTTCAGTGATACTACTATCTTGTAGCATTCCTGTAACAACTTCACCAGTACCAATACTGAATACACCAGTGCTAGAATCATAATCTAGACCAGCACCAGCAACCATATAGCCTCTTACGGTTGCAGCATCAGCACCACCAATTAATGAAATTACACCAGTATCAGAATCATACGCAAGAGATAATCCATCAGCTGAATCATTATTGACACTAAATGAACCACGAGCAATTGCAACAATTTCGGATGAATCATCAATATCAATAATTGCGGCTCTTACAGCATTAATTGCATCAACAACATTACTATCGCCAGATGTAAGTTGAGCAATATCGCCCAGGTTACTGGAAACAGTATTTGTTTTTGTAACCAGCGTAGCAACTGGATCAGATAGATTAATTACGGTTATTGCCATTTGATACCTCTAAGATCTTACTTAATAGATCTTTAATCTCACCAATGTCTTGCTTTAAATTATTAACATCAGTTTGCAATTGTTCTTGTTGTTCTTTTTCTAGTTGCCTGGCTCTTTTTCGTGCTCGGGCAGACTTAATTTCATTACTATTTATATTCAATATGGCACCCGAACCTTTATCACGGACATAACCAGGATGACCTTTTACATTTGCGTATGCCATATTATACCGCCAGTGCAATAGCTCTTAGATCTTTAATCCTTGCAACCTTTGAACTATTCGTTGATGTAAAGACAACCTTAATTTGGAATACAGAGAACGGAATCAGTTCACCACCAACACCACCAGCGAGATAAGTGTACTCTCTAAAGATTGTAGGATCCTCATCAGCAGCAATGATTACTTCTTTTGGAATTTCAACCCACGGCGCATCACTAATTACACCATCACCAGTAGTAGTTCTAAAGTAAATATCAAAATCAGCTTCGTTAGGTCTATTCGCTGCAAGTAATACCTTAAGACCTACAGCAGTTTCGGCAAGTGTAATTGGTTTTGTAATATGTTTGGAAGCACTTGTACCAGATTGTGGATCAGTTTCAGCAACAAATGTTAATGGCACATTAAAGTTTGTAGTTGATGCAGAATCTTGTCTATCGATTACGTTTTCAACGGAGGTAATTGATGCTCTCTGAAGATCAATTAATGGTGATACACTTGAATCCGTAGTGATTAAATCTAATTTTAATGTGACAGATTTTTGACCAGATAAATTTACAGCTTCATTTTTAGTATTGGCAATAAGTTCTGGTGATACTGTCTTAACATATTCATTAATAATAGTATCACTAAACGATGCATCTTTTGCATATGCAGAGTTTGTTGCTTCGTTTCTATTATTTGCATATGAAGCACCAGATGTTAACTTAATGCTTGACGAAATTGATGTTTTAAATGGTTTTAGATTTGACATATTAATGATATATTCATCAATCATGTGTTGTTTGGTTACAATAATACCATCGCCACCAGTTCTTAATGATGAACTTGCAATACTGTCTGCTTCAAATGTATAACCAGTATGATCAACTGCAGTAACTTGTCTTTGGCCAAGTATTGATGTACCAAGAATACCGTTATATGTTGTGGCAGAATCTAAACCATAAATTGTTACATAATCATTTTTAACAAAACCATGATTTGAATGAATCATAGTAATTGTCGCATCACCGGAATCAGTTGAAATTGGATTATTTTCTAAAAGAATGTGAGGTACTTCATTATTTTCCAGATATGCCGTATAGGTTGTATTTGGAGTAAATGATGCTTTATTCAATTGGACCATTAGATCAACACCCTGATCAGCTGTCCATACATTACCAGTCTGTGTTAGGAATAGTGAACCAAGACCTGATTGCTTATTGATTCGCTTTTCAGTTGTCCCAATTTGGAATTCATAAATTTTTGCAGAGTACAATGTATATTCTTCGGAATTAGAAAATACAACAATCGCATATTCATTACCTGGACTTAGATAAATCGGCTCCTCAAATGCAAATGTTGTTTCTGCGGCTTGTACTGCCGTAAGATCATCTGAATCACCAAGGGCAGGTATTGTAATAGATGCAGGTGCAATATATTTACTACTACCCGGGACCACAATATTTGTTGGAATGCCATTTTCAACTGATCTTACTTCAACAACAACAGGAAACCCACCGGCCCCTGGCTTGGAAGCAAAATATAAATTAACGGATGTCAAATATATCCCAGATGGATATTGTGTTGGATTGATCCTAAATGTTTGAGCTAAGGGTTTCATTTATACTTCCGTTTTAATTAAATTAGAATGGACCACTAGTATCTGAGCCACGGCTACCATCATGCGCACCATCACTGGTATCCTGACCATATCCACCACCACTGCTACCGTAACTAGAACTGCGGCCACCATCGTCACCGCCACCATTATCGCCACCACTGTTATCACTTCTATATACAGGTCTTGCAAGATCAATATGTCTGGTTGATTCAAATGTTCTTTCAGTCACGTTGATAATACCTGTTGCAATAAAGTTTACAAAGGCCGATGATGTTGCTAAATTATCATCCTCGGTTGAAATATCCAATAATTTAAATATAACACTTCCACATCTAAACTTAATTGCATCAGTTGATGGAATGACAAACGAACCAATAATTGTTCCATTTGCATCTGAAATTAGATTTGTTGCTCCATCAGGATGCGCAGTTGCATTTTTTAATGTATTACCGTAATCGGTAACACTGGTCGAATAATTGGCATATGAAGATTCTTCTCTTACCCAATTACTTACAGAAACATTATTAAAGAATGCAAAATGTTGAGTATTAGGTCTGAGGCCATCAGCTTGGAAATAAACCTTAATTGATCTCATATAAGGAATAAATTTCTTTTCCAAAACTTTTTCATTTATAAGTTCACGTACGACTTCAGTACCAGTAATTACATATTCGCCATTGGTACCATACCAAGAATATCTGTGGTCATTTCGACTATTTACTGTGACCGAACCATTAACATCTGTTAAATCACCTTTATCAATTACAATATCTGGTGTATATGCAGTTTCAAACCATTCATCAGATGATGGAGATAATTTAAGTCTACCTGTTGTTGTAATTACACCAAATGGATTAATCGTTAAAATGCCACTTGCAAGATTTTGGTTGATAAAGGTAGTTTCAGTATATGGTGCAATTAAATAGTCACCAACTCGTGTAACCGTATTACTAACATCATCTGAATCATAAATTAATCTTACATTATTCTGGATAAATGTTGGAGTAAGTTCATTTGCTCCTTGGTCAATCTTTGCTCTATATGAAGGATTGAACGTATCGGAAAAACTATAGTTAGTAAAGTTATCAGCAAGAAAACCTGCTTTGGTTCTTGTATTACCGGCAGAATCCAAAACATTTAATGTTGCTGTATTATTTTCCAAGAGACTTAATGTAGTCAATTCAGTCAGATTATCAATCTTCTTCTCAATTTTACCAATATCTTTCATCGTATAACGCTTATTAGAAATAAATTCTAATTCAGCATCATTCTTATCCAGCGTATATGGCTTAAGTGTGATATTGTAAAGACTTAATCCGGTTGTTAAATTAGGTTCCAAAGGTTCGAGAGCACTTACACCATTCAGAACAACAAATGAACCAGTTCTGGTGAGTGTCTGTGTGTCTTTAACTACAACAGCCAACTTATCTTTTCTTGGTAAATAATATTCAACATCAGCTCTGATGACATCTGTTGTCTGTGGTAATGCATTAACGATACCACCAGTCCCATCATATTCACCATTGGTGCCTTGTACTGGTCTAAAGTCAAGAACATCTCTTAATGATATAACCTCACCATTTGATTTTGTATGACTTGGTATATTTTCATAACTAACGGCACCATTATATGAATTAACTGCAAACAGATCACCAGCACCATGGGAGAATCTTCTGAATTTATAGTAAATGTCACCGGTAGGAATTGTCACACCAGGCTTTGCAATTAAACGAGATTTGGCATAGAAATTATCACGTTGACCATTATCAAATGTAAAGTTCGTTAACAAATCCAAACCATCTGAATCAACCGTTCTGACGCGTTGAACTTCATAAACATCAGAATAACCAAGGTCAATCCATTTAAGTCCTAATCCATCTGAATCAGCTGCAGTAGGCCATGAAATTGTATTGTTTTGTGCTGCCTCAAGTGTTTTTGTTCTTACAGAAATATTTGCTCCATCAAGAGCAACATATGTAACCAATTCGTAGGTGCCATTTGCAATACCACTTACTTGAACTTGGTTACCAGTAGGAGATCCAGTTAAACTGTATGTACCTGCAACAACCACGCCTGTAGTAGTAGCCAGAACCCAGTCGCCGGTATTAGTAAAGATATCATTTGCACTTGGTGCCGTTAATGTTACGGTCGTTCCACTATATGTAAATGTGTATCGTTTTTGTACAGTAATTGAAAGATCTGATACCCCAGTAATTGTAGGCCTGGTTGATGGAAGATCAAAAAGCAATGAATTATTGGAAGTGGATTTTAATTGAGCAATTCCATCTTCCATGACAATATTAACATAATCATTTGAATCGTTACCAAAACTTTTTACATCTCTAAAATTTCTGCCAGAATTCATCTGAATATCAAACAAATAAAACTTATGAGCAGAATCTGCTTCTTCAATTGCCCTACATCTTGCAGTACCAATTACATTATTTGCATAATTAAATGCATCAGTTAAATCAATTTTATCAAAATTATCAATATTAGGCAAACCTTTATTATCAGCTGTATTACCGATAACATAATTACCATATTGAGCAATAATTGCCTGATTATTTTTGGAAACTGTATCCCTGGCTTTCGAAACTCTTAATTTTGTTGGTGGCATTTCCAAACGATAACCATCAACATACGCAATACCTCTACTAATTTCAAGGTCAAGGTTTGAATCATTACCTTCAATGTCATTAAATTTTGCTGTAAAGTTATTTAATGTATAGTTACCAGATTCTTCTTTTGTTCTTACAGCTAATAAGTCATAAATTGCATTATAACCATCTGTACGTGATTGTTGAGCAACAACAGCACCACCAGATACTTTAGCAACATAAACAAAATTATCATCAGCTGTAACATTGGCTTGTGATGTTAATACAAGTCTAATTCTATAGCGATCAGCACCAGGTGCTGCAATATTTGGAGCAGCACCCTGATTGTCATATAGAGTATCAGTATCGTCAATTGTAACTACTTCTTGTACAATTTTAAAACCAATAATGCCGGATGGGTCCGGTGTATATTTTGACAAATAGAATGATTGTTCAGCTACAAATACAAAATGCCCTTGAACAAAAAACTCACCAGAGGCACATGATACTCTAAGACCTGCACCAGATGCTAACGAGCTTGCAGATTTAAGATCATTTAATAATGTGCCATTTTCTAAAAGAGCACCGTTAGGAACTATAATAGGATCTGATCCACCACTAGCAGCAGTTGTATCAGTATATTTGACATATAATGTTGCTGGATCAGATCCAGTAGCCTCAATAACTTCTAAAACTTTTACTTTGATTGCTGGATTTGGTGCCTTTACCGTAAGTTCCAGACCAACAAGGTCTTGTGGATTTGTAGGTAATGGATTTGTTGCTGTATCAAGTTTTATAAAATCACGTGTTGCTGTGGTGATACCGCCAGGTTTTACTGCAGCACCCTCAAGAAAGATATTACGGCCAAACCGAGCCATTTCCTCTTGAATGATCGTCTGCATTTGAGTAAGTTCACGAGCTTGCAAGGCTCTACCAGCATTAAAAAGAATACGATAATACTGATCACTGTCAGCATAATCGTCCTTATATGTGGTAGCAAATGTAGTTGTAGTAAGAGTAGTAGCCATGAATCCTAAACCTTAAACGGTAATAACAACTTTAATATCTTCAGTCTGTGCAGCATCTCGGATAATCCGTGCTCTGTTCTCAATATAAAGAACCTCACCACTATATGGATTAACAATACTATTTAACCCTGCCGTAGTAATGGTCCCTGAGCCAGAGCCATCTGATTCTTCTAAGAGTTCACCATTAGAAAATGATCCAAATCCAGTATTTTCATTTTGATGATAATAAATAACTGAACTATCAATATCGTCGATATATGCTGCAGCACCAGATGATGCACCACGGATAAATTTATCTACTGTGAACGTGGTTGCAGGTGCTGACATTTGATGATATTTTAAAGCTCGGCCATTTGTTGCTGTGAATAATGTATCACTATCAGTATCTTTAATATTTCTTAATACAGCAATTTGTCTAAAGTCATTATCAATAACAAATGTGCCGCTTTCTGATCCATTAGGTTTTGTTGTCATCATGATTGATGATGACTTAAGATCTTCTCTTGGATCGGCACCAATGCCAGCTAGTGATGTGACAACAGGTCTTGCAGTTGCCCCAGTTCCTCCACCACCAGATAATGCAATTGATGCATAATCATAACCTGAACCCATGGCAGCAGATTCGTTATTCATTTCAATTTTAACAACAGCGCCACCTGAGATTGTGGCAGTCGCCGCTGCTGATGAACCGTTACCATTAATTGCAACAGTAGGTGCAGAGGTATAACCTGAACCACCAGCCGTAACAGCAATACTAGTTATTTGTCCAGCAACTGCTCTACGTTGGATGTCAACTTGTTGTAATTCAAATGTATTCAGACCTGCAGAATCGCCTGGTTCATTCCAATCAATTCTTTGTGTAGGAATAAATCCAGCCGATAGAAAATCTGATGCTCTTGCTGCCGATAGTGCGTATAGAAATTTCCAACGATAACCATCGGCAGTTTCAAATGCTTGATATTGTGACACACCAGCATCAGTATAACTAGGTTGTACGGTTGACGTGACTGCTACACCAGTTGCATTTTTACCTTGTTGGAGGCAAATATAAACCTCGTTATCTTCTGTAAGTACATAATATGTATTTGATGGAATACCAACAACTGAATCTGAATATCCGGAATATAATGTACCTGATGTCCAATTATATCGTGGGATAACAAACGATGTTGCAGTAACCTTTTTTACAGACTGTAAATTTGCTCGGGCAACTCTTTCTTCTCTTAATGACCGAATCGGATCAATAACAGTATCGCCAGCATTATACTGGTCCGATTTACCGATACCAATATAATATTCATTTGAATCGGCCGCATTTACAACCTCATCATACAAAAAATTAATGAGTTTTTTCTTAAAAAAGTCTGTTACAATTGCAGTCATTTTATTTTCCTATTAAGATACTGCCGCGCCATAATCACCAACCAAGTACCAGTTGGATCCATCCCAAACCACCGTAGCTGCATCATATTGTGCCAAGGCAAATGAAGTGCCTTGTGCAAAATTTGTTGGGGTAACAGTTGCTGTACCTGCTCCCTTATTTGTAAAAATTTTATATTCACCGATTGTTGTTCCATCAGCAAGTGAAACCGCAAGACCTGTTCCTTTATTACATATAATATATGTTGCAAGGGCAGATGCAGCACCATTTGCTGAAATTTCAACCGATGCAAAAGCCGCTTTGGATAATTCGACCGAACCTGTGCCTTTTGAATTCAAGGCCAAATTAATGTTCGTGTCTGTTCCTGATGCAGAAATAACAGGATCACTACCCGTTGCCGCATTCGTTACAGTTATTTCATTAACAG